GGTTCATTAAATTAATTTGAAATTTTAAAAAATAATTAGAAACAATACGAACTTGATAATAAGGACCAGGAACACTCGCCCAATCAAGCTCTGTTGAGGCAGCAGCACCCCACGAGCCATTAGCTTGACGAACTTGATATTGAATTCCATCCATAACATTAAGACCAAAAGCAGCAGGAAGAGTATAAGTTGAAGAATCATTAGCAGTTGAAACACAAAGAATTTGATTTGAAGATTGAGAAAAAGTTAAAGATTCACCATTTCCACGAGAAGCATTAGACATATTTGCAGTATTAGTATCAGTAATTAACCAAGAATAAGAACCAGAAGAAGGGATAGTTACAGTTATATTAGCATTAGTAGTATCAGTACCCACCACCGTATTATAATAAGAAAAAGGAACAGAAAGCTCTAAATCTTCCACCCATTTCCACAAAACAACATCTACACTAGAATCTACAGTTGCTGGTCCCAGAAGGGGAGCCAACGCACCTATTGAAAAGGTGCCAAAAGAAACTTTTTCTAAAATATCATTAATAGTGTAAGTATTTAAATAATCGAATTTGGATAAAAAAGGAATTTTAATTATAACAGAGGAATTTTCACTTAAATCTAAAATAGAGGAGTAAGCTTTACCTATACGAGAATAAGGAGTATCAGTAATGTTATTAGAAGGATCAAAAGAAAGAATAAGTCTACCATTATGAAAAGGAGTTTTAGCAACAGAAATTTTGAAACAAATAGTACCACGCCAATATTTAAACAAACCAGCTATATATTCAGCACAAGTTGGAGCGGCAAGATCAACTTTATCATCACCAATAGAAGTATAATGATTATAAACAAAAGGTCTAAGGGAACAAGGAATATTAATTAACCAAGAAGAATTATCAGAAGTAGCTCCATATTCAAAAACAGAAATAACACCAGGATTTTTAGCAATATAATCTATATCCATTTCATCTACACTAGTTTGAAAAGTATTAATTTGATTACCTAATTCATTATCGGGTTGAGAAGCAAGAACAACAGCTTGATCAATATTTTGATCATAAGTAAAACCATGAGCAGGGACATTAGTAATTTTAGTAACAGGATCAGTAGAAGTAGGACGAGAAAAACCAAAAATTGAAGCAACATTTCCAACAATATCACTCACCCATCCTATAGAGGAAGCTATAGGACCAACACCAGGAACAGCAGATAAAGCACCTGCAACTGAAGAAACTCCAGAAGCAACTTTACTTACTATTCCACCACTTTGTTCATTACGAGTATTAATTTGAAATTTAACATTTAAACGTTGATTATATTCTTTAATTTTATTTACTAAATAAGAAGCAGGCAAATTTGATTTTGAAGTAGCACCAAAAACTTTAACATTTTCAAACCATCCATATATACGCATACGCAAATTACTTTCTGTTGTTACATCACGAATTTTAGTTAATTGAGAAATATAAAGGTTACAATAATCTTGAGAATTTTCTAAGTCAAAAGCACGTTCATAAGAAATAAAAGGAATTGAAATTTCAGCATTGGACATTTGGTTTAAATCATATTCTACACCAGGATAAGAGGTTAAAGAGGACATACGAGAATTTAATACATTTTTACCTTGAATTACTAAATCGGGATAAGGGTTATAAAAAATCCAGAATTTTCCAGACATATAAGGTTGAGCATTAGTTTCTATTCTAATTTTCATATCAGCAGTAAAATAACGAAAATATTCTAATTTTGAAAGTTTATTAGGGTCAGACAAAATAGCAGAGGGCAAAGAAATAGTATCTATAAAAGCTTGATTACTTAAAGGCAATGTAGTAGAATTTGTTAAAACAGATCCGGGAACAGTTAAATGAATATCTTCTATTAAAAATGGACGAGCTAAAACTTCATTAATTGAAGCAGTTTCATCCATCATATCTTGAACAACATGAGAAGTAGAAGAAAGGGGAAATTCTTGAGAAGTAGTTTGAATTGCATCATCAAAAACAGTATGGGCCAAATTTTCAGTATCATTAGTCGGGGTATTAAAAGTTTCAGGGGTATCTAAATTAGTATCAGTTAATTGGTCAGCAGGTTATTTATTTAACGGCCACACATAAAATATGCATGTTAGTATCATCACCCAGTGTACTACCGCGATGTCTTTAGGAAATTGAAAAGGGCTGCTTTCAAGGTTTTCCTTAATCTAAATAGACTACCTTATTATTTAAATAGCAATATACACAAATTTAAGACAAAATATTAAGCATACAAGATCACATTTAAACTACGTATAATATTGAATAAGTAAATCCTCCCAATAACCTTCATAAGAAGTTTGGGAGGGCAGATCATGGCAGTTAGTTAAGCAAGCATCATTAATTAATTTAACATTTTCTTCAAAAGTACATTTATCATGTTGTGACAATTCTCTAATAGCATTACTACAATTTTCAAGTGTTGAGGCTTTCTTATCTAAATCTCCACGCACCCAATTCGTCATTTCTTTAATTACATCTAAATCTAAGGGGGCTCTCCAGGTCGCACGACTCATATCAAAAACAAAATTTCTCTTTAAATATTTAACTTCATCTATTCTACGATATTCAATTAATTCACCAGTTTTAGCTTCATCCGTATAAATCATACCAATCGTCTTATAACCTTCAGTAATAGTAAGTTGATTAAACCAAGAAATTATCTCATCAGAAATATTAATTACATTATCATCACCATATGAAACCATTGTACAATAGTCATCAAATTTACTCCAATATCGAGGGAATGAACTATGAGCAAGTCTATT